CCTCTGCATTCAGCCTTGTTGTCCCGAAAGGACCGTATGTCTCAGCAATCTCAAGAATATATGTGAACAGGATGAAATGGCATAAGTTGCCTGGTAGTAGCGCTCTCTCTTTAGCTGCTTCCAGCTTATACGCCACCCTACTCTTGTTGAACTCTTCGACAGTTTCCTTGAAGAACTCGTGTATATCTTGCGTCTCCACGAGACTCATCTTATTGTGCAACCTCCTTGAGGTTACCTCACCCATCGCACTCATGAACTCCACTATGTAGTGTTTCCTTTCCTGGTCGACCTTATTGCCTACCAAACTCCCTTTTGTGCACCATTTTTTCCTGTATTTCCAAAACTGTGCAAAATTCTCGTATTTCAACGTTCGCGGTGGTCTTGCGCTCATACTGGCGCAACCTGCCCTTAGACTATCCATGAAATCCTCCTTGTACTTTTCTTTTGTCCATTCCTTTAGGTAAGGATCGAAAGACACTTTCATAGGGAAAATCGAACTCACCATTCTACCACCAAAAACTTGTTCAATTTCCATTTCATATATGAATTTACCATACAATAGCTCTAGGTACATCATCTTGTGTCTCTCTTCCTCATCGACCTGCTCTCCCATAAAGTTGTTAGACAGCCTTATCAAATTGTGGAATTTCTTTGTTATAGCACGCCACTTATTTTCCGGAACTTTTAATATCTCAAACAACCATCTTCTAAACTTGCTGTGTCTTCCAACACCTCTCCAGTAAACAATTAGCCCACTCACAAATACATTCCTCTCCCCGATATGATGTTCTAGCAACTCTAAGCATTCTCGGTCATTCAAAATGTCCAGGCTAATTTGAAGTCTCCTCAAAGTTACGTTAACCCTATTTGCCTCTTTGACTGATCCGTGCGGAAATACATCCCTTAGGTCTGCCGATTTATCCAGCTTGTTACGCTTTGCCTGTGCACTCGAGACATCACCGGCAAGCTCAGCCCATTCATACATTGTGACACCATAACCTCTAACTGAAGGTAGGGTTGATGCATTTCTTACGAAGTAGTCTACACACTCAGGTGGTATCCTGCCCTCATCGGCCAAGTCAGCAAGGTAGTCAAAATCAACATCTCTACAGTCACCTTTCAACACCCAGTCTGGTACTGTATAGTCATACTCAGGGTGCTTGATAGCACTACTATACTTAGCTGGAGCACCAATTGGGACACCAGTTTTATTGCAGATTCTTATAATCATTTTCTCGATATCTGTGTTTGTGTAGTTCGTGTACAATGCACAACTCGTTTTTCTAATAACCTCCTCTCTTCCCATCTCTGAGAAGATTCGACCAATATGCCCCCTCCTTGATCTCCCCAAGTTACGAGCCATCTCACTATCGCTCAAAGTCATAGCACAAGCAAAGTGTGCACCGATTTCCCGTGCTGTCTCTTCTGTGTGCACTAGAATGACGGTTGGAACTTTAAATTCCATCAAATCTAGTGCCTTGTTTATTTTCTTCCACCACAATTGGTTGTGTGCAACCCAAGCCATATCTTTGTTTTCGATACTTTTCAGTCTCATTTCAGTAAGCCTGTTGTGATCCTCAGGTCCCAACAGGTCATCAACGTCAATGAAGCCGTATTTGCGTGCTAATTTGGTTTTGCCGTGACACCCTGGAAGGGCAATGGCTAACAAGTTATCTCTCTTGATTTGCTCATATCTGGTTAGCGAACTGCTGATTCTCTCTTTGTACCCGATTGTACTTTTAGAGCTACCGAAGTATGCTCTAAAGTTGTTCAGAGCTAGATCTGCCCTACTATATTTTTCGCCGATTGTGGTCATTTT